GCAGACTGACATGGTTGAAGTGGTTCTGAATGAACCCGATGATTTTCTTAAAGTGAGAGAGACGCTGACTCGAATCGGTGTGGCATCACGCAAGGAGAAGAAGATCTATCAGTCTTGCCATATTCTGCACAAGCAAGGTAGATATTTTATCGTTCACTTCAAAGAATTGTTTGCCCTTGATGGTAAAAAAACAAATCTTTCTGTGAACGATGTTCAGCGTCGTAATAGAATCATTCGACTGCTAGTTGATTGGGGTCTGGTTAGCATTGGTGAAGAAGCTAAGACTAAGATTGCTGATCTTGCACCACTCAATCAAATCAAAGTGCTCGCGTTCAAAGAAAAGGGTGACTGGACGCTAGAAAGCAAGTATAATATTGGTAGAAAGAAGCAAGAACCTTGAATCAAGCATTAGAAAATCATCCTTGCAAGATACCAAACACACATCCAAATCTCAATAGATGGAAAAGTTGGAGAGCGAACACTATATTTGCTCCCAACTTTGACATATCCATATACAGTGATGTTTATGGTAAAGAGTTGTCTGAAAAGATAGTCAGTAAGATTGTGGAGAATGATGTTGGCATGTCTTCTGATGTTGCTGACGCACTAAACACCACATATCAAAGACAGTGGTCCATGTATAATATTTTTGCATGGGACTGTGAAGAGATGAGAGTCTTGAGTCAAAAGATATATGATTCTTACTCACAGTTCATGAGATCTTTAGGTCAAAATCCACTAGACAAAGACAAATTGTGGATTCGTGGTTGGGCAGTAGTCTTAACTGATGGAGAAAGATTAGAACAACACTGCCATGCGTTCCATGAGAACACATATCTGAGTGGAAATCTTTCTTTGTCTGAGTTAGGAACCACCACAGACTATTGGTTTCCATATCTAGGACTCTATTTTGATTGGTGGAGAGTCCCAAATAAATTTGGGTCGCTGACTATGTTCCCTTCGTGGTTAGAGCATAAAGTTGAACCTAACACTACTGGTGAATTGAGATACTCTATAGGATTTGATCTGTTTACTGAGTTTACTATGAACTACATACATCAAAATCGGATAGAAGATTCTCAAGATCAGAATGTGATCCTTCTCTCTAAGAATTTTGATGAATTATGCCAGGCGTAAATGATCTCTGTATAAAACAGAACACTAGTGACCCAAAACTACACCGCTGGAAGACTGATCCTCAAACTCCATTCGCTCCTTCGATTGATGTAGCGATATACATTGATAAGTATCATGGCATATCGTCAAAATTGAGGCGTATTATTGAAAAAGCTGGTGTTGGTTCTTATGAAGAGAGTATAACCAACAACAATTTTTTTGAGCAGTGGACTCGCTACAATCTGTTTGCCTGGGATTCTCCAGTCATTGACAATTTGCGTTCTAAAATCTATCAAACATATCTAGACTACTGCAGTTCATTGAATGTTGTAGCTCAAGATAGAGACAACCTTCTAATCAGAGGTTGGGCAGTTAGATTAGAACCAGGAGAACCGATTGGGATGCACTCTCACTCACTACATGACTATACTTTTGTTAGTGGTAACATGAGTTTGGGTGACTACAATACAACAACAGACTATTGGTTACCACTTTATAGTCTGTATGAAGGACCGTTTGAGTGTCAGAATACCAAGGGAACTATTTGTATGTTTCCGTCATGGTTGCAGCATGGTGTAGCGAATAATTCTGCTGGAACGGTACGGTTTTCCCTAGCATTTGATCTCTTTGTTAAGGATCATATTAAGTTTGTCTTGAAAACCGAATCACAAAGTTCGGACCTTGCTACAATTTTAGAGAAGGCAATTGCCTTGTAAGTGGTATAATTATTAGTGGACGCCGAAAGGGTCCACAAAACACAAACTCGCTTAATAGGAGCTATCAAATGACTAACCTCATGAAGTACAATGCTGCCAACATGAATCAACTGTTGGACCGTATCAATAAGAACAGCATTGGTATGGACGAATACTTTGACCGTCTGTTTACACTGCATGAAACGACTACAAATTATCCACCATACAATCTAATTCAAGTCAGCAATGTAGAGTCTAGACTTGAGTTGGCACTCGCAGGTTTTAAGAAGAAAGAAGTATATGTATATACCGAATCAGGTAAATTATTTGTCGAAGGACAAAAAGAGGATAAAGAATCAGGCACAGAATACATCCATAGAGGAGTGGCTCAACGATCTTTCACCCGATCTTGGACATTGGCAGAAGATACGGAAGTTGGATCAGTTGAATTTGAGGATGGGCTCCTAAATATTACGCTCAAAAAAATTATCCCAGAGCACCACCAGCGTAAAGACTATCTTTGACTTGACACGCAGGGTGGTATACGATAAAATGACACTGTACAAGTTTGCAAACTATGACTGACAAAATCAATATTGAACACAACATTCGCATCGTCACTTTGATGACTGGTGAGAATATCATCTGCAACTTTACGCAAGTTCGTGAAGAAGATAAGTTTGTTGCTTATCAACTGATGTTCCCTCTGATCATGAACCTTGAAGTTGATGGTGATGGATCTGAGACTGAGCAGTATCGCGTGAACTATCGTCGTTGGAATCTGTTTACTCCATACGAAGATTTCCGTATCAACCCTGCTTCGGTTGTCACTGCTATGCCACCCAATCAGGACATCCTGGTTAACTATGTAACTAAACTGAAGGAGGCAAATGTTGACCTTTCCTTCATCCCTAACAATGGAGAGGACATCATCAATGGAGGAAATCGTAGTACGGCTGCTGAAACTACAGGACCAGTGGCTGCTGAGTGAAGTTGAAGAGGTGGAGGAAGCGCAGTTTGGTGATCCAGATTGCATCCTCCGCCAACCCCGTGAGGTGGTCGATGGTGAACTAAGACCATGGCCACCATACTCAGATGATCCTGAAATCGTTATCAGGTCCTCTGATGTAACTGTCATAGCAGGTGCCTCAAAGGCGCTGCTAGCCCGCTATTATGATGAGACTGAAGGCACTGAATGAAGTTCTACACTAATGTTGAGCAGGCAGGCAACCGCCTGCTCGTCCGTGGTTATGAAGGTGGGCAAGCATTTTCATACAGGGTGAGTTTCAACCCCACCCTGTATGTTCCTACAAAAAACTACTCGGAATGGCGTACCCTAGAGGGTGATTGTGTTGAACCTATCAAGCAAGGTTCTATCAATGACGCTAAGGAGTTTATAAAAAAGTATAGAGATGTCGAAGGTTTTGAGATCTACGGCAACTCTAGATTTTTGTATCAATATATCGCAGAGGAGTATCCAGAAGATGAACTCAAATTCGACAGCAGCAGTATCCGTGTATTTACCATCGATATTGAGACCGCTGCCGAGAATGGATTTCCAGATATCGAGACTGCCGATCAGGAGATCCTTGCCATCAGTATCAAAGACAGCTTCTCTGGTCGCATTATTGTGTTCGGGGCGAGAGCATTCGATAACAAAGACCCCATGGTGGACTACATGCATTTCCGATCAGAAGAAAGCATGTTGGGTGCATTCCTTGAATACTGGCAAGAAAACTTTCCAGATGTAATTACTGGATGGAATTGTCAGTTGTTTGACATGCCATACATCCACAATCGTATTGATCGTATTCTTGGTGAGAAGTATGTCAAACTCTTGTCTCCATGGAAACTAGTATCGAAACGTGAGATCTTTATCAAAGGTCGAAAGAACTTCTCTATCGACATGCTGGGTATCTCCACGCTTGATTATCTTGAACTGTATAAGAAATTCACTTATACAAACCAAGAGTCATATCGTCTTGATCACATTTGTTCTGTAGAACTGAATGAAAAGAAACTCGATCACTCTGAGTTTGATACGTTCAAAGAGTTCTATGAGAACGACTGGCAAAAGTTTATTGAGTACAACATCCATGATGTTCGCCTCGTAGATAAACTTGACGATAAGATGAAGCTACTTGACCTGGCATTCACCATGGCATATGACGCCAAGGTGAATTATGAAGATGTGTTTAGTCAGG